CACCTAATAATTGTGCTGAATTTAAAAAATTGTATAATGTAGAAACGACTACAATTGTATTAGAACCTGGACAGACATATTCATATGTTGTGCAAGGACCAAAAAATTTAGAGATTGTGATGAGTAAAATGTTTAGAACGTTTGATAACGACAAATCTATTTTAATGGATGTTCAAAAGTTTTCTAGAGTGCCACTAGTTGTTATAACTAACGATTTGGTAACTGCTTTTGATGAACCGATCGAAGGGCCGGTTAATTGGCAACCTGGTAGATATAATAATAGACAGGATGATAATAAGGCCCCTGGTGTTATTTGTGAAATTCAACGATCTGCTACAATAATTTGCCCTGATCAAGTTATTGGTCTTATAAATTTAAAGACATCAGGACCAGCAATAGGAGAGATCATGGCTTCGAAAAAACAAACACGATATGTAAGAGTTACTTATCCTGTTAGTGGAAGCCCTCTTGGAGTACGTAGAGTTGATGAAGAAAATCCTGCGGAATTCCAAAATGAATAAAAAACTAATAATAAAACATTTATATGTAATCATTCGCTTTGTATTATTTAGGGTTCGCGTAAAGCGAGCCCCTATTAGGGTTAGGGTTAGGGTTAGGGGGGTTAGGGGGTTAGGGCTCCGGCATCTAGTAACAACATAACATTATGGCAAATGAGCCTTTAATGTATTATTACTTACTAGATGCGGGGCTCACTGGCTCACTAGACACGTGGCCCCCTCCCCTCTCCCCCTCCCCGTTACTCTTCTAGAAGATTTGTACTACCTGCGTATCTATTGCGCAATAGTCTTGTACGACTATGACAAATAGTATAAAACCGAGCGAGAAATGAGAAAATAACTATAATGGAATGTCACAGGGTATTTTCTGGATGCTTACCATCCCCGTCGAAGGATTTCAACCTTTCAGCTACTGCCCTCCAGGAGTTAAATGGATCATTGGCCAGAGAGAAATTGGAGAGACTACTGGGTACGAACACTGGCAAATTGTTGTGGCCTTCTCCAAGAAAACTCGCCGAGCGGGAATTACTAGAATCTTCGGACAGTGCCACTCCGAACTCACCCGATCATCAGCAGCTATTGAATACGTGCAAAAGGACAGCACGCATGTGGCCGGATCACGATTTGAAATTGGCACAAGACCTATCCGAGTCAATAATTCAGTTGACTGGGAATCCATTTGGTGCAGTGCCAAGAATGGTGACTTATCAGCCATACCTGCACGTATACGCTTGGTGTCTTATCGCACCCTACGAGCAATTGCATCCGACCATTCAGTGGCTGTCGGAATGGAGAGAGAATGCTATGTGTTCTGGGGTGAAACTGGAACTGGTAAATCTAGAAGGGCGTGGGAAGAAGCTACAATGGATGCTTATTCTAAAGATCCACGCTCCAAGTTTTGGGATGGTTATCAAGGTCAACGAAATGTTGTTATCGATGAATTTCGTGGCGGAATCGATATATCCCATTTGCTCAGATGGCTTGATCGGTATCCTGTTCGGGTTGAAATTAAAGGTTCAAGTAGACCGTTGGAAGCAAGTAGAATCTGGATTACTTCAAACGTATCTCCTGAGAGTTGGTATCCGGAACTTGACAATGAAACAATTCAAGCGCTTCGTCGGAGAATAACCGTGACTCATTTTCAAAATTTTCCCTAAATAAATGGATGAATTTTTAATTGTTTACGGTGGTTTATTAGGAGGATTAGTGATTGTTATATGTATATGTTTTCGAATTTTAGCAGTACATAAGTGTGTTACTGAAATGAGTGTAGATGAAGACCGAACCTTTACTTAAATAAAAAATGTCTGTTACTCGTCGTCATAGAGGGAGTAGTCAAATGTCTGGTTTAACTTCTACTCCATCACGATATTTAGCTAATGTAGGAGCATCATTGGCGGATACGGTAATGAGATCTGTTAGTCGATCTCTTAGTCATTCAAGTGGTACCGAGGATAGAGGTCGTCCTAAAACTAGAATTAAAAGAAAGAAAGCTGAACCTTCAGTGCCATCTAGAAGAGGCATTTTAAATGAAACCGGTGCTACTACACGTAACCCAACTGTTCGGCGGGGTAAACGTTTAAAGACCGGTAGAAAGAAAGCTGTGAAAGTATCCAAAAACTTGCGGGAAAAAATTACCAAAGTTTTAAAAACTAGTGGACATAAGGGAAGTTGGACTCAATTCTCATATGGCAAATTATTCAATCCGTTAGATAATGTTCAAAGTATTAATAATGGATTTGGATCTCCAGACACTCCTGTTATGTTTAATGTAGTGGATTGGTTACATATGCTATCAGTAATGTGGAATGGCAAGACTGATAAACAAAGTGGCAGAACTTATAATGATGCTGGAAATCTTGGGAAATTTCCAACTTCGAATAATATTGAAATGAAACCACAAACAGGTCAAGGTGCTGGCGTTAATCCTTTGTCTTTTTATGTTTATGATTCAAAAGAAATAATTCATTTAAAGAATAACAACAAAAGAACTCAAAAGGTTGAAATCTATTTATGTGCTCCCAAACTAGCTATGTGTAGCACTGATAGTATTAATTCGGACGTTCAAAGCGATATTATTGCTAGACCTATATGTGGTGATATAATTGGTGTATGGGAATCGTGTGTGAAAGCTGAACAAAGAACTGGAGTTAATGTTTTAGGTGCGCTTACAACACAATATGCAATGTCACCTAATAATTGTGCTGAATTTAAAAAATTGTATAATGTAGAAACGACTACAATTGTATTAGAACCTGGACAGACATATTCATATGTTGTGCAAGGACCAAAAAATTTAGAGATTGTGATGAGTAAAATGTTTAGAACGTTTGATAACGACAAATCTATTTTAATGGATGTTCAAAAGTTTTCTAGAGTGCCACTAGTTGTTATAACTAACGATTTGGTAACTGCTTTTGATGAACCGATCGAAGGGCCGGTTAATTGGCAACCTGGTAGATATAATAATAGACAGGATGATAATAAGGCCCCTGGTGTTATTTGTGAAATTCAACGATCTGCTACAATAATTTGCCCTGATCAAGTTATTGGTC